AAGTAAACCAAGGTTCAGCACCTTCGTAAGAAAGAGTACCAGGTACGAGATCGTAGAACTTAGAGAAACGGTCACCTACAGAAACGTCAGTTCCGACAACGAAAGCAACTTCAAGGTCATCGTTAATAAGTTCAACTTCATAAGCGTAACGACCATCAGTTTCGTGTACTTCTTTTACAAGGAAGTGATAGTCGTCAGTTTCACCTTTAATTACGTTGGTACGCTCAAACATAGGCTCATCGAATACAAGGCGTACTCTTTGACGTTGAGAACCTACTGAGTTACCTACAGCAATTGCAGAACCTGTGTTGTCTTCAATAGCAACAAGAGGTACGTTTTTGTCTTCTTGTCCTTTCAACATCCATTGGTAGAAGCCGTTTTCAAGCTCTACTTCCATAGTAGGGAAACGATTCACAAAGTTTACCATTGAACCTTGGAGGTTTACTTGGTAAATTTGTTGAATTGCTTTTTCCAAAAGCTGAGGCTTTTGCTGGTACAATTCGTAAAAGTGGTTATCCGCAATCAGACCTTTGTAATCTTTTGGTCTATATACTTGCGTATTAAATAGTTTTTGAGCCATTTTAGCTACGTTTTAAAGTTATTATTCAATTCCAAAAGCCTCTTCCCAGAATGACATGTCTAGCTTCTTACCAGAAGTAGCTCCTTCACCCAAGTTAGAAGTCTGTTGTTGTTCACGGATTAGTTCGTCCAAACCTCTTCGGACTTGCTTTTCCGTAAGTTTTACGAGTTTACTTAAGTCTGGTTTAAAATCTCCTTTATCGGATACATTAAACAGACCTAAGACGTCGTAAAATTGTATCAGCCTTTCAAAACCTTCAGGATTAGTATACTGCTTGTACCCTAAACCTGTTAGTTGCTGGCCTGTTTCTGGATCTTGGTACACCACATCTACCATATTTTTTTTAATGGCGTCTTTGTGGCGCTTGGTCAGCTCGATACCAGGAACAAGCTCTTTAGCTTCATCGACAGCTTTAAGCATATTATTGAAAAACTCTTCTGTTTGTCTTTGCGCTTCCCGTTCTCTAATTGCTGCTTCCTGTCTTTTGCCCTCTATAAACTGGTTAGCAGCAGTTGAAAGTTGTGGAAATGCTTGAAGAGCTTTATCTTCTAATTTGGCTAAAGCTTCTGCTTCGTTAATTGCTTCTGCTATTTCCGATTGGTTCATGCCCTTCATTCGGAGATAGCGGCTAAGAAGATCTTTTTGAACATTTGGATTCTGCTTAATAATGTTATTATTAAGTCTAGAATAGTAGTCCAAGTCTTTAGCAACTCTCATTGCTATAGTCTCGTCATCAAAGTAATCTTCGATTTCAAGGAACATTTTTTTAGCACCGCTAAATGATCCTTTAAATTGATCTATAGAATTGTTAATTCTATCGTTTACAGTATTGTCAAAGAGCGATATTAAATCTTCTGAAGACTCTACTTTAAAGTCTTCCGGAAGTTCTATAATGCCTGACTCTGCAAGTTCTTTAACTAATGCAGAATAAACTGTTTCTTTTGTCTCTTTAGTACCTTCAGGTGCAGGCCCTTCAGAGAACATTTCTTTTTTTGTAGGAGGAGTTTCTGGGTTACCCAAATCAATTACTCCTACGGGAACCTTTTCTTTACCTTCAGTTTCAGGTTTAGTTTCTGGTTCTTCTTTCTGGGGCATTCCTGGTACTACCAGTCTTACGCCTTCAAATTCATCCATAGCTCTAATTTTCGTTTACAAAGTTAATATACAAAACACAAAGTTTCTAATGGTGGTACACTTTTATACTAAAGCGTTATTGTTTTTTCGTCTTTTCTTTTTGAATTTTTTCCGTTTCCTTGTTGTGTCTTATCGTTTCGTCCAACTTTTCTTTGTCTAATTTTAGTCTTTCTTTCCGATTTTCAACATCTGTTTCAGCTTTTAGCAAATCTATCTCATCAGGAACTCCGTTTCTATTCAAATCTACGTTTTCTTTTCTCTGAGATACCATATCTTCAACTTGGGCCCTCATCATAGCTATACGCTCAGCTGACATTCTATCTCTTTCATTCTGGTCAGCCAGCCATTGACGTTGCAAATCAGAGTTTTGAAGATCCATTTGCTTAAGCTTTTCGTTAGATTCTTGGGCCGACTGTTGTTGCTGTTGCTGCTCAGCTTTAAGTCTTTCCATAGACTCTTTAAGCTTCCTGGAAATTTTTGCAGGAGAGTTAGTTGTATAGATAGTTACGAGGTCTGCAATTGTAGCTTGGCCATTTTGAATAGCTGCTTGAGCAAGAGAACGTAAATCTGTAAACAGTTGTTGGTCTTTGCTTGAGTTAGAAATATGTATATCAAAGTCAGACTCTAAGAACTCAGAGTTCATGTTGATATACTCTTGAGAAACGTCGTCTAAGAAAAACATTCCATGGGCTGGATTTTCTTTATAAGCTATTTTACAGCATTCAAGATATTTTCTTAAACAAAGTCTTCTGAACTCGGAGTCTACTTGGAACCACCTTTCGGTTATTTTAGAGAATTGCTCTATTTCAGTTTGTACATTTTTTACAGGAGAACGTAAACCAACATCTCCTTCTCTAGCTCCGGATACTCCGGCTATTTTACCCATAGTGGCTTCAATAGTAGCAAGATAGTCAGTGAGCATTTGAATACCAGTAGCATTGCTACCCATTGATACTTCCTGAGTAATAAAGGTATTAAAGCTTCCTGCTGATTTTCCTTGGGCAGGTCCTTTAAGGATTTCTTGAGTAGGGTCAAGGAACATTAACTTATCTACAGAAGTATAGTGCATCCATTCTGCAGGATCCCAGCCGGAAGGTACAAGCGCAGCGTTTACTGCTGTTGCTGTTCCTTTAAATGTAGCTACCTCAAGTTCTCTTTTCCAAAAGCCTATATCGTAAGCGTAATCAAATGGTTTAAGAAGATCCATCATTGATTGAATCTTATACCCATTTGTGTTCATTGTGATTCCTATGATAGGAGGTGTGCCTGAGGACAGGTTAGTAAGAGATTTGATAGAATGGGTAATAGGCTGCATTTTGGTGTAAATATCCGAGCCTATTTTAGTTCCTCTAAGCCATTCATTTATCCACATCCATTGGATGGTCTCTCCCTCTTCTTTGTTCGGTACGTAGTGTTCGTTTACATAGGTAATTTGTTCGTCTCCAAATTCGTCTATGAATTTAAGTCTACCTATTTTTCTTCTCGATCTCCAGAATACTGTAACAACTCTTACTTCTCCATCTTCATTGTAGTCTCCTCCAAATGCATACTTTTGAAGATCTGACGGAGCCATAAGACGAACTGTATCGTCATCTGCTGAACCTAAATCAGGTCCTGTAATTTGATTTGAGTTTCCTACTAGAATAGCAGCAGAGCCTCTATTCGATAAAGCGTAGTCTAATCCATGGTCTGAAGCATACTGCTGTCTTCTTTCAAGACGTTTAACTTCGTCTTCCGATAGTTCATCCCAGTAGTCGTCCATTATTTGTCCTACTGAATGATAGTCGTATATTACAATAATGTCTTTATCATGGAGATATAAAGAGTTACCTCCTCCGCCTGTGAAGACTTTTCTAGGATCCTGTCTTCTCATTACAGGCTTACCTCCTAGAATATCAATGTACATTAACTCTTCTCCTGCTACGAGTAAATCTTCAAAGGTTCTAGTAAAAGTAAAGTCAAAGTTGTTTTGGATAGATTCTTTTCGGAGGATTGAATTTGCAGTCTGTTCTGCTATATCTTGAAAATCGTATCTAGCGTATTCGTCTATCTCAGATGCTAGCTTTTGGATTTCTTCTTGACTTAAATTAGGATTGCTAAGTCCTTCTGCTACTCGTTGTAAGAGAGCTGATTTAAGAGCTTCTTCCTTACGTGTATTTCCATCTGTATCTGAGGAAGATATGTAGGCTCTAAAATCGTGTTTTCTACTGATGTAGTCACCTATTAAAAGGTCAATCTTGGCATTACCGATTCCTACGTGCTGAAATTTTGCAGGAAATTTGTCAATGTCTAAATCCCCAGGGTTGATATACCTTTGAAAATTTCTAATGTCTATGATGTTAGACCTTAGATTGTAGTTCTCTGTTTTGTTACCAAACTCATTTCGGTAAAACTCATTATGGCCTATAAGCTTTTCAGCATAGTCTATGTTTTGCTTGTACCATGCTTTAGTTTTTTTAGAGTCTGGTAACTTTTGGTTGGGGTAGTTGTAACCAAATTTATATTCAGTAGAGACAGTTTCTCCAGTGTATTTACCTTCAGCCATTTAATGGAAGTGTTTATCTTGCAAATTTAGCTAAATTCTTTAGGATCGTCCCAATTTAAACTCTTTTTTGGTATTAAGCCTCTTTTAGCAAAATAATTAGACTCTAAGAAGTTAATCTTTGTCTCAGACATTTCAGTCTTAATCTTATGGAGTGTTTCTTCGTACCAGAATAACATAATAAGCGCTGATACACGGTCAAAGTTTCCTTTTGGGTTCCACGATATAAGTTCTTTAAGAAGAGCTGGCGAGTAAATAGTATTCAACATTAGCTTATCAGAGTCGTGGTTGATTGGACTTAGTAACCAAGAAGAGATATAGTCAATACCGGTATCGTTAATTCTACCGGAGTTGAAAATACCTTTAGAAGTATTGGTTCCGGGTCTATAAGTATCCGAGTTTCTAAGCTGGTATGGAGTATCTGCTAGTAGGTAGCTACAGTTGTGTTGTACAAAGTAGTTAAAGAGGCCAATAAAGTTTTGTTCGTACATAGCTGTTGCTTTGTAGAACATAAGCAGTCTTCTACATACTTCGTAGAAGAATTTTGGATCGTCAGTACGACCTGTATATTCTGCAGCTATAGTACGAGTGATACGGTCGAATACAAATATAGAAGGGAGAGACGTTGTAGTAGCTCTGGCTTTGTCCACAACGTCTATACCAGCTATGTATCTATTAGAGATGACTGTATCATTTTCATCTCTTTTTGGCATTTGGAATATTTCTACCAAGCCTTTTTTGTCTTCGTACTTGTCTAGTGGATAAGACCTAATGGGGCTTTTATCCTGGACGGTATCGAAGTAAATTTCTGATTTGTCGTTAAACTTTAGCCAACCTTTGTAAGAAGCATCAGAGAATCGTTTAAGATTTCCACCAAGCACTTCAGAAAGTTGATCCTTAAGTAAGACTGTAGGGAATCTAGTACCCTCAGTTACCAAGAATGCTTCTGATGGGTACAAAGGGTTGTTAATAATGTGAACCTGATAACGAGTAAGGTCTTTTTTCTTTCCTTCTCTAATTTCAGCTTCTTCTGCTAAGGCTGTAGCGTCGTCTGTTATAAGATTGTTTCCTCGCTTATGTTGGTTACGAGTTTTAGTAACAGGTACAAAGTAGCCTATTGATCCTCTAGATTCAAATTCGTCCTCAAAAACTAAACAGTTGTACTGGTCCGGATTACGGAAAACTTGTTCAGCATAAAGTACTGAGCCTCCTCTTGTAAAACCCCCGGTTCCCAGCATCCAGATAACTTGTCGTTTGAACATCTTAGAAGCTTCAGCTCCTTCTAAGGCACCGATGGTTTCTACAAGAATATCGAAGAAACCAACCTCATCAAGCATAACTAAGTTAGGACGACCCGCGTTACCTGCTAGTGGGTTATTGTGGAATGTTCTATGGTATAGGTAGGATCCGTCTATGTTTTTTAAGAATGAACCTTCTTTTTTAGAACCTGTCCAAGATTTATAAAGTGGGCTAGGAAAGATGGAACTTTCATATTCAAATTCTCCCGGTAAGTTGTTTAGCCCGAATAGAATTTTATCAAGAAGTGGCCCAGACCATTTAGCATCAATTGCACCTACTACGGTATCTGAGGTTAGTGGGCGTTTGTTCTGCTTAGCTTTTAGATATTCGTCGTAGTCAATCGCTCCTCCTGTTAACCAGTTATGGGCTCCAATTCCGGCTGAAGCATAAGACTTACCACCACCACGAGCCTGAATAGATATAAGATTTTTGGCTGAGTTTTGGTAAAGAGGTTTTCCTAGATTTCCCTCATGGATTGTACGTAGGTATAATCTGGCGTCTACATATTCTTTATTGAGGTCTTCCGGATTGATTACACCTAAGTTAATGTATTGATCCATCATTGAGAGTCTTTCTATCCGCTCTCGTTCCGGACCTAAGAATCTATTGCAAGTATAGTTTGGGTCATTGGTAAAACCAGAAAATCCTCTGCACTCTTCGTAAAGTAAAAAGAGTTCCCAGTCTATATCACGAAGCCAAGGTTTACCTGGTTTTTGTGCTAGAGTTCTAGGGTCTTCCACAAGAATGTTGTGGAAGTTT